CGTTATATTTTGCTCTAAGAGCATCTATTTTTAAACTCATAAACCTAATCTTTCTGCCATTTGTTGTTCTGTAATTTCAGCAATTTCAAAGTATCTACCTAATACATGTCCCATATCTTCATACAATGCTTCTAATCTTTCTTGTTGTGCAGCTGCTTCTACTGCTTCCTTTTCAAAGCCTGTTTGTAATTTTTTTAGTTCTGTCATATTTCGTTTAATAGTAACTCTATCAAACCAATCACCACCTTCTCTCAAAGTATATTCTTGTGCTGCGTCTGCTATGCCACCTAATGTTTCTGCAACTTGTCTAATATCCGATTTTCTACTCATACCTTCTCTATGTTGTCCGTATGTAGATATAATTTCCAAAAAATGTCTTTTAATTTCGTTTGGAAGTTGTTGAAACTCTTCAGTTTCTTTTAATAAATCTTTTAACTTTATCATCTTATTAGTTTAATTCTATTATAATTTCTCTCATCAAATCTTGTGACTTACACCACTTACCACATTCCTCTGCTATTTTTGCCCATTGTTTTGACTCCTGTAAAGGTGCCATAAATGCACCATGTGTTGATGGGTTAGATACAAAATCCCAACCTATCAATTCAAAATCTTCTGCTACCATTACAGTTCCATCTTTTAATTCTTTAACCTGCCCCAATCCTCTAGATGAAATACCTAAACGAATATTGTTCTTTAATAATTCTTTTAAGATGTTACCTGATGGTGTTGAAAGTATTTCTACTACTCCACATACATCATCACCTTCCCAATAGATTTCTCTAATGTTATGTGACACATTCTTTAAATTGATAACCGGAGACTCAGGATGGTCTAATTCACCCAAAGCTCTTCTTTCCTTAATAAGTTGTTGATATTTGTTACACTCTCTTTCTAAGATTTCTTTTGGATATCTTCTATTGTTTTGATTGGGCGCGCCTGCTCTTTGAAGAATGCCCTTAACTAAGTAAGTTCCATTTTCTTCTTGTTGAAGTTTTGCTTCAAACAAATGGGTTTCTATCAATAATCCTTTATTCATTATTTGTTATTTCTCAATTTTGCTAAATCAGAAGCTTCGATTTCACCATCATGGTCTACATCTAATACATCTTGATTTCCAGGTAGGTCTTCGTTATATCCTCTTAATTTACCTTCGTTCTTAGCTTTGTATGCTTTATCAATTGCAATAAAGAATTTAGCTTTAGCTTTTGGAGACATATCTTTCAATGTATTATGTGTTTTTGAAAGCATATGCTTAAAAAACTTTTCATAGTCATCGGTTTGTTCGTCTATTACTTCTTTTATCAATTGTTTTAATTCTTCTATTTTCATATTATTCTGATATTTGTCTAATTTTTTGGTCTAATTTTAATAATCTCTCTTGTATACTATAAATATGACTATTTGTCCTTTTCCAATAAGATTTATTATCTACTCCACTTTCATTTTTAATTCTACCATACCAATTAAGAAATCTTTCCATTTCTTTTAATTGTTTATTGATATTAGATATACCTCTACCAATTTTAGCTTGTGCAGTTGATTCATCTTGTTTTAATGCTAACCATCTATTTTCATTTATAGATACCAATTCATTTGGAGAATGCTTCATTACATCACCATTTGATAATTCTATGTTGTAATATTTTTCATCATTAGAACCATCTTCTTTATCTAATGATTTAACAACACCAACTCCACCATGAGACATTTTCACTTTATCACCAACTTTAAAGTGAGATTCTTTTACTACACTATATCCTGTAAGGTCTGCTTGTCTTTTGGCTTTTTTCTTTTCACCACCTTTTTTGGAAAATGCATATGGAGTATTATACCCATCTACATTACCGGTTACATTCATCTCTTTAACTAGTTTACGAATATGTTCTTTTAGTCTAATTGCATAATCTTCTTTTTTATCAGGAAGGCCAGCATGTTTTGTTGATGCAAATTCTTTACTATCTTTTGCGGTCATACCATCTGCTGCTTTCTCAACTTCTGGAGATGGGTTTTTCATATCACCGTTTTGAGTAGCATGAACCATACCCATAAATCTTTGTTGTGCTTTAGATACTGCTGGCATTTTTTTAAATTTATTATGCTAATAGATATGCGTTTCCAGACGTTACTGTAATACTTCTAACATAACAAGGAACTGGCTCTCCTACTGCTAAGTGTTCTAATTTCAATGTAGAGTGATTATTTGTTTGTGCAAATGTACCACTATAATTATTATCGACAACACCTTCCAATGTTATTGAGCCTGAACAAATTTCTGAACCTCTCATTACTCCCCATGCTCTGTCTAAAGAACCGGATTGTCCTGTGGTGTATTCTTTTGCGTTAAATATTCTATAATTTACCATTTTTTTATTTTTTTATTGATTCTTTTAATTCGTTTAATAATTCATATGTCATCATCAATGCCGAAAGATGTTGTTCTTTAATTTTTTTAATTGATTTGACCTTTTTAATATTTACAATAGTTTCTGATAATTTAATCTTTGTAACCTTGTCAGAAATTTTAGAACCAACTTTTTTTAATTCAGTTACTAGTTTAGAAACTTCATTACTAACATATTCATTTAATTTACCAGTATTATTGATATTATTAATATATTCTCTTAATAATGATTTTTGGTCGTCATTAAGATTTTTATATTTTGAATTAAATGATTCAACTAATAATTTGTAAGATACTGCTCTTAAATCATCATCTTGTTTTCTATACTCTTCTAAAACTGCATCTTTTACTTTTGTTTCTTTATTTTGAATAGAAGAATTGATAATATTTTCTGCAATTGTAAATCTAGAGCTAACTACATCCGTTGGGTCGTATTGTTCATCGGTAATAACTGTTTCAAATATTTTATAGATACTTGCTAATGTTTTATAATGAGAAATTGGAGATTTTATAAATTCATCTAAATTATAAGTTTCTTTAATTTCTTTAATTAAATTATATTTTTCTTTTGTAAGTTTCTTTTCGTCTAATCTTTTACGAGCTTCTAATATTGTATTGATAAATTGTTCGGCCTTTGATTCCGAATTATACTTCTCATTTATTAAATACTGGTATAATTTTAATTCTTTTGATAATTCTTTTTTTGAATTAAAATGTTCTTTTAAAATCTTCTCAGCCGTTGAATCACTTGCAGACATGATTTCTGATGTAATTTGTCTTACTAATAATTCAAATATGAACCCCGTATTTTTAAACTTTGAATGCTTTATTTTTTTCATTAAATTATACAATTATTCTGATATAAATATCTTTTATTATTGGTTTATTACAAATTTTCGTTATCTTCTGTTAAAATTGTTCTTTTATTACCATCCATATCTTTAAATATTTCTTGATAATTGTTTCTTGGTTTGTATTTTACAGAACCCTCTTTAGCTTTAAGAGTTTTAATTCCCAACGGGTCTCTTCCTTCCGGGTGGTCATCTTTACCATATCTAACTGGGTCGGTTGGTCTTCCAATTTGTCCTTCCTCTGCTAATTCGGAATTTAATCTAGTCAATTCTTCCTCTACATTTGTTGGGCCATCGGTACCAGTTTCTTTAGCTGGGTCGATACCTTGTGTTTCAATTGAGGTTAAACGGAATGTTTGTTTTGTATCCTCTAACACTTGTAATGTAATTTCATCTTGCTCATCTTGTGCAAATTTCATAACTGAATTATACATCCATTCTTTAGAAAACATTTTTGTCATTTGCATTTGTTGAATCAATGTTACTTTTGAAGTATATAGTTCAACTTGCTCTTGTTCATAAATTTTAGATGGTATTGTAAGTTCTAATGTAAAGTCGGTCAATCTTTCATCCGTAATACCTTGTGCATATAAATGTACAATTGCAATTTTAGTTAATTCGGAAATCAATACTCTTTGTATTCTTTCAATTGTTTTTGCAAATCTAACATCTTGTGCTGCAAGTGTTGCTTTGCCATTTACATCTCCTTCATATCCTAAGAATGCTTTTGGAATTTTCAATGCTGCCATCAACTTACCTTTTAAGTAGTTAATATCATCAATCATATTATATTCCAAACCTTTTAATGTATCAATTGAAGTTCCATTATCATTACCACGAACTGGCATATAATAATCTTCAACAAGGTTTTGCATATTGTATTTCAAATTGTAATCTCCTGTTCTTTCGTCTACAAATGGAACTTTTTTAGAACTATTGATAATCTTTTGCATGTAGTTATCCACTTCGTTTGGTGGAATATTACCTACATCAATTTTAAAGATTCTTTTTTCAGGAGCTCTCATTACTCTATGAATTAACATAGCATCTTCCATCAACATCAATTGCTTCCATACTCTTCTTGCACCTTCTACCATTGATTTACCATATGGTAAGAAGTTTGAATCTGAGTTTAATCGGAAGTGAGCCATCTCATAGTTTTCAAATTCTTTCTTTGGAGTTTGTCCATATCCACCCGATGGGTTTTGGTATGGTGCATATACAAATTTAACTCTTTGTGGATTTTCTATATCAAATCCTTCAACTCTACTAACCTCATATGTTGATAATGGCATTGCATTTACAATACCTATTTTATCTGCAATTTCTAATTGTAAAAAGAAATCACCATATTTAACTAAATTTCTAGTCCAAGGCCATAAGTTAAATTCTATATTAATAATGTCGTAAAATAAATTTTCTAATATTTGTTTTATTTCGTCATCTTCATGATGTATCTTTAATACATTTCCTTGTTCATTTCTAGCGGTACACTCATCCGAATATACATCCAATGCGGATGATAAAATCGGGTCCATATCCATTGAATCATAATCTCTAAATAAGTCAATTCTAACTTGTTGATATGCCATCGAAGATTGTACCTGTCCTGTTCCATAATTACTAACCTTCATTCTCATAAATCTATCAACTAGATTTGTGGTCATATTCTGCCACTCATCGGTGTCAACGACTTTAACACCATCTTCCGTTTTACGAACAATAGTGTTTGTTGAAAATAATTTCTGTAACCTACTAAATATTGATTTATCTGCCATTTTTATATGATTCTATTTTTCTAAATATACGGAAAATATTTGGTATTTCCAAATATTACCATTTTCTACAAGACCAGTATCTTGCTTTTGTTCTAGGGCCTGGATTATCACAATTATGTCTAGCTCTAAATGATTTTCTTGCTTTTGGGTTAGATTTTCTTATTCTCATTGTTTTTTCACCTTTGGACGCTGCTGATGTTCCACCATGTCCAAAGTTTACTTTAACAATATTACCTGCTGGGTTCTTTACATACACTTTAAACTTCTTAACATCACCCTGCGTTGGTTTACCTAACTGAACATCTCTACCTTGATATTCTGCTTCAAATACACAATTGCAATTTGCTTCCGATAATATTTTGTTGTATTCTTTTATAAATTTAATAAAATCTTTTTCTTCCTCAATTGTTTCTACATCCAATTCATCATAATCATTATTATGCATTTCTTCACTTACAGGAACACAATTTGGAACCATTTTACCATTTTTCATTTTACCACCAACTTGTTTATATCCATCCCAACAAGCTTCACATAATGCGTTAGCTTCTCCTTCGTTACAAGTTTTCCAACCACCACCTTTACCTTTGTAGTTTTTTGCTGCCCAGCCGTTTGCGTATGCAGATGGATATACATCAAATTTAGATTTTGCAGCTGATTTAGATGCAGACCATTTACCTGGGTCCGTTGGACAATTCTTTTCTAAAAATAAATTTAGTCTTTCTTCTATATTCATATTTTCATTTTTTGGTTTTGTTGAAACATTTATCGGTGCTTTACCTTGTCCACTACTATTTTTACCACCTCTACCTGCATCATTTTGTGCAGCTCTTTTTCTTTGAGTTGCACTTTCTTTTTCTTTTTTACTCATTCCGGCTGCTTTTGCTGCAGGAACACATTTTGCATAACCACTTTTTTCTCCGGAAGTTCCACATGGCGGGTGTTTGCCATCAACTTTTTTTCCGATGTTTACCCATTTTTCTTTAAACCATTTATTTAAGTCTTCGTTCATTTAGAATAGTTTCACTATATAAATATATAATTATCTTAATAACCAAGTTAAATTTTCTATATCACCCTTACCTACTTCCATTTCATATGGATTTTTTTTAAGGTGGCCGGATGCAACGAATCCAGTATATTGACTTACCTGTGTTGAGTTTAACATTGTCTTTGTTAAATCGATTCCTTCTTGTTTCAAACGAAGTGCTGTATTACGAACCCAAAGTCCAATAGCCAATGCCATAGTAAGGTCATCATTGTATCCCTTCATTGCTTCTGCTCTACCATTATACCAAATAAATGTAAATAGTTCATCTATAAGTCTTTGAGAACGAATGAGAATGTCTTTACCATTTATGTATGTATCTAATGTTGAAATAATAAGAGGTCTTGTCTTTATCGTTGTTCCAAATCCTGCTACTAATTTCTTTTCATCTCTATAAAATTTATTAGATACTTGTTTTTCAACATCTATATATTTTAAGTCATTACTCATATAGAATAAATTACCATATGCTCTATCAATTACTTGTTGAATAGTTGCCCATCCTACATTTGAGTTTTCTATAATTAATAGTGCGTTATTCCATTCGGTTGCAACTGCTACTAAAAAGTTTCCAAAATCTTTTGTTTCAATTTTACCTCTATATTCTGCAACCTGTGAACTATCTTCAATATCAATTACTTGGAATGTTGAAAAGTCACTTCCATCACCTCTCGCGACATCGGCAACTACTATATACACTCTATTATAATTTGGATGTTCCCATTTCCAATAGTTACCATCAAATCCACCCTTTTCAACCGGGTCCATTACATATGTATCTTTATACCATGTTAATAATATGGGGTCAATTACTGTATCACCTGAACCGACAAAATCACAATCACACTCTTGAGATGCACCTTTAACGCCTAATATACGGGTTTGTTCATCTCTCCAGGCCTGATTTCTTTCTGGATGTTTTGTCCAATGTAAGTTTATATTATTAAATCCGTTTGAGCCACTTTCACCATCAACCCACATTTTATGAAACCAATTACCCACACCATTTGGAGTAGATAATACAATTGCAGCTCCACCTGTTGATAATGTTGATTGTGCAGATA